GTTGTGATGCGTGGCGACAAGGTCGCCGGGACCATCAAACGGTATCGCGCGCACAAGGGGTGCATCGTCCGGGTGCCGGGTGTGTTGACCCCGCTCTCGAACCCCGGCGAGTGCTTTTTCCCCACCATAGCTGCGGCAAAAGCCCGGTTGCTGCTGATTTAATCGCCTGACACCAACCGGGGCAGCGCCCCACCAACCAAGGAGAAGACGACATGTTCACCCACGACAACACCGATTACGTTTACACCACCGGCGAATTGGAAACGCTGAACGAAGCGCTTGCTGCCCGCATCGCGGCGGGTGAGCGGGTCAAAAGCGCGATGGACGCTATCAACAATTACTGGTTCGACGGCGCGACCGCCGCTGACCTGATCTAAGGAGCAGACCAATGACCAAGAAAAACCGCGCTGCCATTATCGCTTACGTTGACGCCGAGCGCGTCCGCATCACTCGCAACGGCGAGGTCCACGCTTACGGTCGGATGCCTAACAGCATTGTGACGGGCTGGTATTTAGCTGGATTTACTGACCACATCCTTGATGCCATAGCCGAGCGCGCCGTCTAACCCCACCACCCAAGGAGCAATCGACATGACCACTTACGCCACCTACCCCGAAGCGCAAGCGCGCGAGACGGGGTGCAAGGTCTCTTGGCGCTATTACGATAAGCGCGAAGACGCCGACGCTGCATCCAAAGCTGCGCAGCATGACGCTGAGATACAAGCGGCGCGCGGATATGACTTTGGGTATTGCTGCCCCGGCGACATCCGCTGGGTCGAAGCCGGCACTAGGCTTGGCGGTGACAATGGTCGCTGGGAGGTGTGCCTGCCGTAACCGCGCCCGTGGGCGGCCAGCGCGCCGCCCACAACCCATTGCCAAATAAGCAAGCCCGCTTTCGAGCGGGTTTTCTTTTGTGTGCCTGAGAAGTTTATTGCAAATAATTAAGGGGGGTACCCCCTTTTTTCTGTTGACAAGGTACCATGGCCGGGCTTCTTTTTTTTGGGGAGCCACACGCACACCACCAAAACGCCCTCACACGATATCTCACGATATCTCACGATATCAAAAACCATCTTGCGCCCCATCAAGCGCCGCTGTACACAACCCGGACACGATTGTTTGCTCCTTTCGTGGTTGCGGGCAGCCGGTTAGCTTGACCCCAAAAGCTAGCCGGCTGCTTTTTTTGGAAGAGAAGTTCCTGCCCCCAAAAAGGGGGTACCCCCTTGCAAAATAAAAAGGGGTGGGGGTGTACCCAGAAAAATTGCGATCCTTGCTCAAAGGCCTGATCCGTATTAAATAAGCTCATATTCAATTAGGTGAGCGTATCAATGGCCCGCAATTCCAAAAGCCTTATTGTTCAAGACGGTGAGCCCACCGACGTTGACGGCCATGATGATAGCGGCGTTGACAAGCGCTATACTGTGTCACCGATCCGCGCGTTGCTGCCGGATAAGGGGGCAAGGAAAAAGGCCTCTCACGAACATATCCCAACGGAGAAGAGCCGCAAGGGTGTGCTTCACGCTATTGGCCTTGGGATAAACCGTGAGAACCTTGCCAAGGTAATGGGGATCAACGTTACTACTTTGACCAATCATTACCGTGAGGAGTTGGACATTGGCCTGAGCGTTGTCATGGATGACGTGAAGACTAATTTGTATAACATTGCCCGCGATCCAAATCACAAAGGTACGGTTCAGGCGGGGATGTATTTGCTAAGCCGGCTGGGCGGTGACAGCTTCCGGGATGTGAAGCGCGTTGAGATGACGGGCGCTGACGGCAAGCCTCTTGAGATTAGTCAGAAAACGCAGACCATTGATCCAAGGTTGCTTGACGCTGATCAGCGTGAGGCTCTTAGGGACATTTTGAATTCTGCCTTGAGGTTGGCCGCGCCCTCTGTGCAGGCAGCGCAAGATGGTGCCATTGAAGGTGACTATGAGGAAGTCCCAGATGAATGAAGAAGATGAATTTGTTAAGATGAAGTTTGATATTTCAAAGATCGACATCAAGCGCCAGTTGATGGAGTTAGACCGGACTGACTGTGAAGAAAGCCTATATTATTTTTTGACGAATGCGTGGAGGTATATTGATGCCAGCACATGGAAGGACGGCTGGCCTATTGAAGCTGTGGCCGAGCATTTGCAGGCGGTAGTTGATGGAGACATTAAGCGGCTGATTATTAATATCCCGCCGCGCATGGGTAAGAGTACCATTACGTCTGTGGCGTTTCCTGCTTGGACGTGGGCGCAACAGAGTTTGTCTGCAACGTCTGGGCCCGGTGTGCAGTTTCTGATGGCTTCTTATGCTAATCAGCTTGTGCTGCGTGATAGTGTTAAGTGCCGGCGTTTGATTGAGTCGCCGTGGTATCAAAGCATGTGGGGTGAGCGGTTTAAGCTGAACTCTGACCAGAACACCAAGTCGCGTTTTTCCAATGACCATGGCGGTGAGCGCTTGATCACGTCGGTTGGCGCTGCGGTGACCGGGGAGGGTGGTTCGATCATTGTGATTGATGACCCTAACAGCGCGTCGGAGGCGTTTTCGCAAGCTAACACTGAAAGCACGATTGAGTGGTGGGATGGGACTATGTCCACCCGTTTGAATGACCAGAAGACGGGCGCGTATGTGATTATCCAGCAGCGGTTGGCTGAGAATGATCTGACCGGGCACGTTCTTGAGAAGGAGATTGGCGATTGGACGCACTTGTGCTTGCCCATGAAGTACGAGGCTGACCGGTCTTTTTCGACTAGCATTGGCTGGAAGGATCCGCGCACGGAAGAGGGCGAGTTGCTGTGGCCGGATCGCTTTGGCACGAAGGAGGTGTTCAATCTGGAGCGCGCCCTTGGTCCGTTTATGGCTGCTGGGCAGCTTCAGCAGCGCCCTGAGCCGGCGGGTGGTGGTATTATTAAGCGCGATTGGTGGAAGCTGTGGGAGGAAGTCAGCTACCCGCCTATGGATTATATCATTGCGTCCTTGGATACGGCCTACACAACCAAGACCAATAACGACTATTCCGCCATTTCTATTTGGGGTGTGTTCACCACTGACTCCACGGCTATTGCCAACCGGATTTTGGACAAGGACGGGCGGCCAATGTATTTTGACCGGGGCTATGCAGAGACTGCCCCGCGCCTGATGCTGATGCATGCATGGCAGGAGCGCCTTGAATTCCACGATTTGGTGGATAAGGTTGCCAAAACCTGTAAGTCATTGAAAGTAGACAAGCTTTTAGTCGAGAATAAGGCCGCAGGAATTTCAGTTTCGCAAGAATTGCGGCGTCTTTATGGCACCGAGGGCTTTGCCGTACAGCTTTGCGACCCTAAAAGTCAGGATAAGCTGTCGCGTTTATACTCTGTGCAGCATCTTTTTGCTGACGGCATGGTGTACGCGCCTGACAAGGTCTGGGCTGAGGAGTTGATCACGCAAGTTGGGCAGTTTCCCAAAGGTAAGCACGACGATTTGGTTGATACCGTGTCTATGAGCATACGCCATTTGCGTGATATTGGGCTTCTGACGCGGTCTCAGGAGCGTATTGAAGACATCGAGCGGATGAAGGTCTATCCCGGTAAGCAAAGTGAGCCTTTGTACCCGGCATAATGGAGGATTTATGAGGTATACCGGTCGCGTCAACGCTTCTTGCATGGTTGATGATCTGGGTCTCAGGCAGTTTGAGGTAAAGGTTTGGGGTGAAGCGCCGTTTGACCATGAGCGGACCTATACATTGACCGCCCAAGATGATAATTCTGCGGCTAAAGAGGGTTTGCGTCTCTTTTGCGACGAGATGGAGTGCCTTAGGGGCGCGGAAACAAAGGAAGACTGATGGCAACGCGACCGGGCCTCGCTCCAATGAACATTCGTCAGCCTGCGCCTGAAGAGCCGGGTGCGATTGACGCTTCTCCTGTGCAAATTGACTTTGCAGACGACGGTGGCGACGTTCCGGAGGTTGATCAGGACGGGAATGTCATTTCTATTGAGCATGACGACGGTTCAATCACCATTTCCTTGGACGGAAACCCCCTTGAAGGGTCTGAAGGCGGGGATGATGACGATTGGTTTGGCAATCTGGTTGATAAGATTGACGAAAGTGAGCTTAGTCGCATTTCCGGCGATCTTTTTCGTGGGATTGACGATGATTTGATGTCGCGCAAGGACTGGATTGAGACGCGCGCCCAAGGTGTTAAGCTTCTTGGCCTGAAGATTGAAATTCCGTCTATTACAGGGGCCACTGACGGCGCTCCAGTGGAGGGTATGTCGCGCGTTAGGCATCCATTGCTGTTGGAAGCTGTGCTGCGCTTTCAGGCTAACTCCCGTTCTGAGCTTTTGCCGACAGATGGGCCTGTTAAGATCCGCAACGACAACAACAATGCAACGTTGGAAGAGGATCAGATGGCAAACGCGCTTGAGCGCGACCTTAATCACTATCTGACGTCTACGGCGACGGAATATTATCCAGACACCGACCGCATGCTGCTTATGCTTGGCTTTGGCGGTACGGCGTTTAAGAAAGTTTACTACTGCCCCCTGCGCAATCGGCCTGTTTCGGAGACCGTGGACGCTGATGACCTGATTGTTAGCAACGACGCGACCGACCTGTCCAACGCGCGCCGTATCACCCACCGGATTATGATGCGCCCGTCGATTGTGAAGCGCATGCAGATCCTTGGCGTCTATCGTGACGTTAATCTGGGTACGCCCAGTATGCGCCGCCTTGACCCTTTGCAGCGTGAAGAGCGCGACCAGCAGGGTCTTTCGTCTGAGTCCACCAATCC